AACTGCGGGGACGTAGCCAGTGAAGACTTCGCCAACTTCAGGGATATTGCGTGCTTGGGTCATAATATAACTCCTTGGTTATAGGTGTCCAGTTTATTACGTAATAAACTGGACACCATCTATTTACTAGTCGTCTTGAACATCACCTGTGTTTAGTGATGATTAGTCATCGCTGAAGGCATTCGTGTGTTCGAGGTCGAGCATCCAAGCGCTGTTCAGGATGGAGGTCGCCAAGGACATCTTCCAACCAATGGTCGCGCGCTGATTCAGGGGGTCATCCGCACCAGCAGAGCCAAGCTGTTTCAAAATCATTGTAACAGGTTTGACAGCCATGCCGGTCATGTTGCGGCCTTTCTCGCCCTGACCATCAACCATCAGATTCGGGAAAGTTCCAGCGAAACCAACTGTGCCGTAGGACTCGCGGGCAATGAAGAGCAAGGAATACACATCAGTCGTTGAACCTGCGCCTTCGTCCACGTATTCGCGGGCGTTGGAGGTCACGTAGATGGAACAGCGCATGATGTGGCCCTGATAACCAGAGCGCATGGGGTTGCTTTCGCCGGCGGATTCCTGAACGAACATGTTCACGAAGGTCGGGTCTTGCATGAGGGTCGCCCATGAGTGAGGGTGCATGATGCAGATGAAGCGGTCGCCATCAACGGGGAGGGCGTTCTGGGCTTCAAGCTGAGCGACGGACTTGACGAAATCACTATAGGTCAAGTTGTGCATGGGGGCATCGAGCGCACCGCGAGAAGCCGCACCACCGGAATAATCCTTGGTAGCACCAGCGGTCAAGACGTTGCGGACGAGCGTATCAGCAGACAAGCCAGCCTGTTCACCCAAGATGCTTGCGACTTCGCTAATCAGGGGGTCAAAGACGGTCAGTTCGAGTTCATCGGTGTGACCAATCCACGAGCCGTAGAACAGCGGGGTGATTGTGATGAGGGAGAGGCTGGGCGCGGCCTGTTCTGTCGGGGTCGTACCTTCGACAAGGGCGCTGGAGATGAGGCCGAGCGAACCATACTTGCGAAGTTCGTAGGAACCGACTTTGTTCAAGCGGGCTTCAGTACCCCAGCGACCATGGATAAGGCGGGGGAGGGCGCGGATTTGCAAGCGCTTTTCGTATTGTGTTTTGATGGCGTCAGAAAAAGCTGACTGAACTAAGTTACTCATTGTACTACTCCTGTTATTCGATTGGGATGATGGACGGGTCTAAGCGTCCTGTTTCCACCAGTCGAAACACCGTTTCCGCATTGCCGTACTTCTTGATGAGGTCTTCCATTGTCGGCTTTAGATTCGGAGTCGAACTGTTGGTTGTTGCCACAGACGGGGCTGTGGGGGGAAGAGGAGGTTGAGAGGCGGCTTTCTTGTAGTTGTCTGTGATGTATTTGTAGCCACTCTGAAACAGTGTATCGTAACCTTGGCCTAAGACCAATTCTGACAACGGTACTCCCAAACTGGTGAAGTGCTGGATAGCACTTAATGAGGCATCATATTCCTCTTTTACCTTGTCGGCTTGTGTAGCGCGGGTCAGCAACTCATCCTGCTTACGGCGGTCAAGTTCTTTCATGTACTTGACACGGCTTTCTTCATCCATGCTTGCGACCTTTAGCTCTTCGACTTGGCGTCTCAGTTCAGCTTCTGTCTGTTTCCACTGTGCATTGACTTCATTCACACGCTTGTCGGCCTGTGACTTCAAATTACGGACATCTCGTTCATAAGCCGCGAGTTTGGCCTGTAATTGAGCCAATGTCTCTGCGTCCTGTTGTGGGGCTGGGGGCGTCACTGTTTCAGTAACCTTCCCTGCATTGTCTTGCGTCACCGGAGTAGTGGTAACCTCGACTTCCGCACTTGGAACCTGAGTATTCTGTGTTGTCATTACGATAATCCTCCAATTAGATATAGTGTATTATATGAATTTCATTAGAACTATTCAACCTCAGCATACTAGCGTTGCAGGGCAGAGTAGATGAATCCGCGCCATTCCCTGTGACGTCTTGCGAGGTCATACAGGTAGTCTTTGGCGGGTTGGCTCAGATAGACACCGTTCTTGTAGAGGTTGGTAATCTCAGAAAGGATGTCTTTTCCTACGGTCTTTGTAAACCCTTTGGGCCACGGTATCACGGCGAGTTTGGATACGGAGCGTTCTGGGGCTAGACTTTGACTACCGATTGTGTCGGTAGGAAGTTTCTGTTGTACGTTCTCAGGCGTTTCAGTAGGTTGCCAAAACGCTGGCTGACCTGCTGTAGGCTTCGGCTTGGTCGTTGTTGTCGTGGTATCAGCGGGTTCAGCGAATGTCACGCCGATGTCTTTGAAGTCTGTGAAGTCCGTGTAGTATGCGGCATACAGAGGATTCTCACGGGCGTATTGCTCCTGTAACTTCTTATAATGCTGAACCTTTTCCCATGATTCTGGGAACTTCTTCTTCCATGCCTTGCGCATATCGAAGGAGGTATTGCTGTACTCCGAATAGATGCCCTGTTCGATTCCGTTCTCGGGGTCAGGGTAGCGTAGGAAGTCTGGGCCGAGTTCTGGGTCAACGGCTACCATCAATTCGAACTTGTCCTTCAGGTCGGCGGCTTTGATGCGTTCTCTCAGGGCGGCTCCCTTCGGTGGGTTGAGGTCTAGGTTCGCGGCGGCTATCTTCAGGCGGCGTTCCATGTCCAGTAACTTGGCGGGGTTGGAGTTGAATCCTGTTCCGCCTGTACTGTACCAGACCTTGAAGTCGTCAGCCTGACCGCCAGCCAAGATGTACGCCTGTTCGAGAACGGCGCGTCCAGTTGTCGGGCCAGCCCAGCCCAAGATGTTGTAGATGTTGTTGACCGCGAGTTGTTCCTTTGTCTTGCCAGCGTCCAATCTCTGATTGACTGACAGGACGTTGCGGGACTTGAACGTCCGGCTCTCTGGGTCGAAGTACATCTGAGTCTCATTCTCTGGGGAGGCTCCCATCAGGGCTTTGACCTGTCCATAAGTAAAGCGACCTTCCCCGTATATCTGACCTATCCAGTTGTATATCTTGGCTTCGTCAGGTGTCGGGTTCTGGTGCTGGAATTCCAGTTCAGCCAAGCGTCTGCGGTCACCGCTCAAACCTTCGACGGCGTCCCAGTACTTATCCCAGTAGTTTACACGCCATGCTTCGTTCGCGGCGTCAACGATGGTATCGTTTTCCAGACGGTACTTCTTGTAACCTTCCTGCGTGGTCTCTTTGATGAGGTCGGCAATCAGGTTCTTGTTCATGTTCTTGACTTGGTCTTCGCTGAACTTGGAGTACATCTCCATGTAGAATCCATAGTATGTCTTGCCCAAGAGTTCACCGTGCATGGGCAGGCTGGCTTCCCAGTCCTGCATCTTCTTGGTGTATTCCTTGAAGTCCATGTTGTATTCAGGCATCGTACTCTTGACCAAATACCACCATTGGTCACGCAGGTCGCGCTCCACCAGAGAGATGGGTTTGTTGCTGTTGACATAGTACACATACTCGGGCAGTTTCAAATCTGCGGTTACTTTGGCGAGGTATGCGTAATGAGCGTCATAGATGGCGCTTGCGAGTTGACCTGAGGAACCGACTGGCAGTTTAGCCAAGTCAGCCTGTAGTTTCATGACCGCTTCCTTGCGGATAAAGTAATACCTGCGGGAGTTCTCGGTCATCTCAACTTGGACTTTCAGGAGTCTAGCCCGTTCTTCAGGGTCTGTTACGACCTTGCCGTCCTCATTCTTGACCCAGCCGATGTCAGTGTACATACGGGCAGTCCACGCTTCGGGGTTGTCTGCGTAGCGGTACTTGTTCAGGTAATATTCCCAGCGGTCTTCGTCACCCAGAGGCATGTCCGTCATGGTTGCGACGAACTGATTGTTCATTGCCTGTCTCAAAGCGCGGGAATCCAGCTTGATGGCGATGAGGTCTGCGGCGGCGTCTGTGAATGTCTTGGTATAGACACCAGAGAAGAAGGCGGCCAAGTTTCGGGTCGCGTCATCCTGTGTAAGTTTCTTGTAGGTCTCAACCCAGAGCGGATTTGACCCCTTATCCACGATGGCATCGTTCGCAAGTTTGCGCGCGGCGGCGGCTTCGGGTGTCATGGTCTCCAAGTCACCGTACTTGGCGTTGTAGTCCCTAAGAATTTGTTGCTCTATCAGAGCGTCCTGCCACGCAGGTTCAGGGAACAGCCAGTAGGCCGCGAAGTCTCGCGCGCCGTTGAACAATGGGTTGCCCCAGTCTGATTCCACATATGGACGTATCGCCCACTTGGGAATAAGGTTGAATTGCGGGGCGAGAGACCACTGTGGCAGTACATCGTCACTGATACCGAACGATTCCTTGACCATATATGCTGTCCAAGGTGAAAGGTTGAAGCCAATCAGCGGGGCGGAGGTCATGAATTCCTTCACCACGTAGGCGAAACCGGTCAATGCCTCTTCTGTTTCAGGCTTGCGATAGCGCAGATTATCCCATGACTTGGTGATGTCCAAGATATAACGGAATGAGAATGGGGCCAGCGGGTTGAACCACATATCGGTTCCCGGAACTGGCACGTACCCATCCAATGAGGAGAGCGGGCGTCCCTGCGAGTCAATCGCTCCAGCCTGATACCTTGCGGACTCGGAGGCGCGTTTGATTCTGAAGTACATCGCAGGGATGGCGGGATGTTCTATCATGGCTCCAGCCCAGAAGGGGAGAGAGCGGGACGGGAACATCCAGAACGGGAAGAAGTTCTTCATCATGGCGTCCAGATTGGTTCGGGTGTTATAGTCGAGCAACACCTTATTGGTCTTGGGCAGAGCGCCCTCTGAATGAGCGATGACTTTACCTGCTTCGTCCCGTACCACCCCGCCATTAATAACAAGGTTCATCATGTCCGCCTTGTTACGCGCGGCGGTCTTGCCCCATTCAACCAAGTCTTCCTTCTCTGCCATGGTCAGGTTGGGTATCATCTGTCCATTGTTCGCACGCATGGCTTTCCAGTAATGGCGGGCTTCTTCGAGCGCCTGTTCCATTCCTTCCAAGATTTTCATGTTGTCTACGTTGTGAGCAATCAGGGTCTTGGCAGATTCGCCCATCTGAGCGGCAGGAAGTACAGGGTTGAGGAAGGAGTCCAGTTCATCGCCGTGATGCAAGCGGGTAACTCCATCTGCGAAGTTCTCCAGTTGGACGATGATGTTGCGGTAGTTGTCCTCAATGATTCCACCGTTCTCTTTCACCTTGTTGTAGAGGTATCGGCGGAAGGTTTCGTACTTCCCTGTTACGCTGTCGGGGAACATTGAGATGTCCGTGCGTTTCTTGAACACTTGGAATGCGGCGTTGAGTTCATTCGATACGCGCTTGGCTTTGGTAATCTTCAATACATCCTCAGCCAGTTCCAACGGGACATCGCCCAGCGAGGTATACCTGCGGGCAATCTTGATTTTAGAGGGGTCTTCCTTGAAGAGAGAGTCGTACACCTTTATCATCTCGTCATCCAAGTCAGGGTAATTATCCTTCAGGTGATTCCAAATCTTGACGAGCATCTGCTTGACGTACTCGAACACCTTGCGGAGTTCCTCGGTCGGAGCGAAGCCTGTCTTGATATAGGTGACAGCGCCATTGGCAAACCGTTCCTGTACTTCCACGTACTTCAGGGCGTTCGGTCTGTGCTGGTCTACCAAGTCGGTCAGAATCTTCTTGCGTTCATCAGTCAAGTCAGGGCGGAACAGTTCGCTCTTGGCATCGTTGTAAATCTTGTTGCTATCCACCAATCCTGCGTATGAACCTTCCGGAATTCCAGACCAGTTCTCAACTGCTTTGGTGCGCCAGTCGCTCGTCTTCATAATATCATCGAGCGTACCGTGTCCGACAACTTCATGGATGAAGGTATCAACCTTGGCTTTACCCTTGACAAGGGCTGTCCAGCGTTGGATGTTTCCATTGGAGTCAGTGGTTGTCCAGAAGGCTCCGCGTGCGTTGCCTCTCTTTTGGAGGAGTAAATTTGCGACGGACGAGTCAAACGTTCCTTGATTATAGATGGACTTTACTTGAGTAGGTTCGAATGCGACGACTTCTCTAAGTTCTCCATTCTTACGGACAAATACTCCATCATATCCAAGAGCCTGTAATCTCTTGGTTAGCTCGATTGCATTCTCAGCTTCATTAGACGGCATATCTTCAAATATTGATTTAGGGGTAGAGTCCAGTACCCATTCAAACGCACCTCTGCTATCTATGTCTCCTTTAGCAATCGTAACAACTCTTCCATCATACACATTTCGAATGACGTCCCCTTCTTTGAAAGACGAAAATTGAGATAAAGTATCCAGAACTTTCTTCTGCTCAGCAAAGAAGTCAAATGGATTTGTAATGTTTACGTACACTGGCAGGACTTTTGAACCTTCTGCCATACCTCCGGCTTTATAGTCTATACTATACACATTGGCAGAATCGGTACTTGGAGTAAAATATAATCCTTTACCAAACCATCCATCATCAGTAGTCTTAGGAGCATTCAAATTGAACTCGGTAAAGTCTTTTGTAGTTCCATGATAAAGAACCATCGGACTTCCGTCTTCGTGTAAAACTTTACTATTAGAAAACCACGCTTTGAATGCGGGAGTAGTTTCCATTTCCGTCTGAAACTGTAACCCACCTTTACGATATAGTTCCTGATAGATGCGCTCCGCTAACGCAGAGTCACGGTTATGAATAGAGGAGAGTATCTTTATCTGCTCTGTGTCAGAGACGGCGTTCCGCACGTTGTAAAGTAATTCTTTCTCTAGGTTGCCTTCCTTCTCTGCGAATTGGAAGATGGCGCGCACGAAATCATCCGCGCCCTGTTCATCCAGTTCACGTTGCATCAACAGGCGTGGGTCGGTCTTGCTCCACTCACCGCCATTGGATACTGACTTGACCTGTGTAGGTTCGAACGCGATATAGACACGATGCTCCTGATTACCAACCCTCCTACCGCCAATGTGAGTAATGCCATCAAAACCAAACTCCTGAAGCATGGCATTGGTTTCCGCTTCCCCTTCGGTATATCCCATGATTCCTTCTTCCATGGCACGCCAAATACTTTCACCCGTCACAGCTTCTTCTGCTCCCCTGTCTAATCGAGTTCTAGCAATCAGGCGGCGGGCAAACTCATCGTTACCAGACTTGGTGGTGAATATCTTCATTATCATATCTTTGGTATATGTCTTATCAATATCAAAGGGATTTTGAATGGACATATAGACAGGGAGGATATTTGGATTGGTTGCGATTTTTGGGTTTTCCACCAGCCCGGTCTCGGCTAGGGTCGCAATAAATCTATCCTGAAGAATCTTCGTTCGGTCAGTAGGAGGAAGATTCTTTATCATCTCCCATTTGGTTGGGTCGCCACTCTGAGAAAATATGAACGCATTGGCTACCCGATACTCAGGGTTGTTGGATAGACCGTGCATCGGATTAAAGAACCCATTGATAAACTCCATCTCTTTGGTAGTAGCTTGACGATTCCACGGCTGTCCGTTTCCAGTGTATTGCTGGCGAGCAGAACCTTCCGCATAACCTGAGGCTACTTCAGGAGTATCCGTAAAATAAAATCCGGGGCCGAACAAGTTTCCACCGGCATCTTTTTCAATGTCGAAAGCATCAAATACAGAACCGCCACCATGATACATGACCATGGGCTTACCTTCCGCATCACGGACAACACTGTTCTCGAACCATGCCTTGAACTTCGGTGAGTCCACAGGGGGAGCCATCCGCTGGTACATGAGATTATCAGGGACGAGATTGGACTTGCGTAATTCGTTGAAGATAATCTCTGCGATTTCTTCTCCGCGTTCGCTGTGTCCAGCAATGGCCGACAGGTAAACCAGACGTTCAGTGACGGTGTCTGCGTTAGCCATATCAATACGCAGTCTGGGGAGCGCGTCTATTCCGTCACGGATTTCAGTTTCGAGTGCCGTCTTCGACATGATATGAGCGTAGGTTCGGTCAATGCCTTCGTACATCAATTCACTTCCACGGCTCGCGCGGTAGAGATTCATGATGTCCACATCACCGTCTGCTTTCATAATGTTCCATGACTTCAGCCATTCATCGGGTACGTCAGGGTTCTTCGCTTGGCTTATCGCCCACATGAGTTCTGTGAGTTGTTCGGCGTCTTGTTTCTTGAAGCCTGCGTCACGCAATGACTTGACAATCTTGTTTACTGATTCCTGTCCGAAACCGCTGACTGCCGCGTGATTGTTCACCATGGCAAGAATATCTTCCGACTCCAATTTCAAGCCAGCTTGCTTCGCCATGAGATTGATTATCTGTTCGTTCGCCTGAGGCGGGGCGAGTTTTGTACCCATAAAGATACGGTCAAGCGCCACGAACATCTCAGGAGTTACGTCCACGTTCAGGATATTATCCGCGTTGACGTCCTTGAATGAGCGGGCGATAAATCCACGGAAACTTTCGAAGGCTTTCTTTGCGCCACGAATATCGCTTCCAGTTCCATTGACGACATACTTCTCAAATATTTCAGCAAAGACTTCGCTTTGATAGGGCGTCAGACTTCCGCTCAATACCTTGGAACCAGACAGGGTGTAAATCATGTTGTTGATGGTGCGCAGGTTTTCCATGGCTTCTGGGGACATAACCTCTCCGGTCAACCATGCCAAGTCTTTATAGAACATATTGCTCATCTGTGCGATGAGTCCTTTCATGGAGTTCTGATTTCCAAATCCAAATATCATAACCCTGTCAAGGGCTTCACGCGCGAGAGATAGATTGTCCGCATATGTGCTTGGGCCTTTCACACGGGCAAAACCAAAGCGACGCATGACGTCTTCGTATGAAATCTGTCCACCACCCAGACGAACGATTTCCTTGATGTGTGAATCCATGACCAGCGCTACCTGTGTAGCCTGACGCTGGGTCATGCTCTTATTCTGGGAAGCGTAGGCGTAGAGCAGGGCGTCACGCAGTTGAGAGCGGACGTCACGACCCGGGTGTAATAGGTCACCGGGTTTCATTTCAACGATGCCCAGAGTCTTACGGCGCACCTTGTCACTGAAGAAGAAGCCTTCCGCAATTTCCACGATTCTTGTAGTCCCTCTCTGTCCGCGATAGAAGTTATGAACCTTGCCTGCGGGGTAATCCTTGTGAGGAATGTTCATGGAGAAGTGCGAGAGATGGCCGAAGTTGTCCTCTCCGATATTGGAGAAGCCACGGTCTTCCAAGAACTTGCGGGTGAATCCGGCTTCGTACTCATCGAGCAATGCCCACGCGGATTCAGGGCTGACCGTGTAGGGCTGACCTGCGGCGTTCATCAGAAAGGATTCAACGGCCTCATTTGGATTGCCCTTCAGCATAGCTACCAGTTCCAGAGTTCGACGGGCGTCGTTGTCCATGTCTTTGGTGCGTTGTACCCAGAACAAATCCCACGCCTTTCCACGTAACGGATTACGGGCGCTGAACATGCCCGGGCCTGAATGGAATCGGAACTGTGCGAGTTGACCGTTCAGATAGTTGGCGCGGTTGAGGAAGTTCTGTACTTTCTGCTGTTGTTCCAGAGGGAGCGTCTTCATTACGTCGAAGAGTTTTTGGGTTGCCATTGCCTTGCGGTCACCTGCTACCAGCGCTTCGCTTGGAGCGAGAGAGTAGTGCCTAGCGTGGTCTTTCAGGGCTTCCACGAACTCGGGCGAGTTGGGGAACAGCATGGCTTCGTTCTGCTCAAAGCGGGAAGAAAGAATTGCTTCGGCTCCGTACTTGATTTCCCTTCCACCTTGCAGGGCTTCGAGTGCCTTGCGTAAATGCGGGTCAAGTTCGAACGCGTTGGAGATAATGCGGTAGGCGCGCTCGTCACGAGCCAGCAGTTCAACCGGCCCGCGTGCGTCACCAATGAACATCTTCATGGCTTCAACGTAGGCTTCAACGCCCATCCCTTCCGCGCGCAGATAGGGCAATTCCTTGATTGCCATGGCGCGGATGGTCATTTCCCGCAGAACGGGCATGACTTCTTTCGGAGATTTGGCGATAAGGTCTGAGCCAATCTGAATGATGATGGCTCCATCCTTAGCAAAGACGCGCGATAGTCCGCCAGCCTTCTCAATGACCGTACCCATTGGAGCCAATGCTTCGGCATACAGTGTAATCAACTTGCGGGAGTTGAGTTCCTTGGTTGCGGAGTCCAGCATCTTGACTGCGGCCTGTCCGGGGGACTGGGATACAGCAGATACGAACGGATTGAGGGAATCAATCAGTTTTCTTGGTTCGCTTGTTATGAATGCCTTGGCTTTATTGGCGGCATCCTTCATGATTTCCAGAGGATTGGGGAACTTGCTTACTTTGGGGGCAAGACCAATGGCGTCCATGTTTCCAATCGTGTTGGAAAGCTGGGCGTCCATCTGGGTCATGATGTTCTCGCGCATATTGTCACGGTACTCGTCAATGAACTTGTCAATGTCGGCATCCGTGATGTCTTCACCGATGGACATCTTATACTTCCGCATTTCATGGAAGTTATCAGAGAGGTCGGACAGGAAGTTGACTTTTTCTGCGCTGGTGAAGGATTTCAGAGCGTAGTCAATGTCATCATTGAAAAGAATTGACCATGCACGCGTGCGTTGGTTGGCGAGTTGGTCTGCGGTCTGTTCGACAATGTCCATACCCTTGTAGTTCTTGACTGTGACGGGTTGAATGCTCAGGTCTTGGACAATATCGTCAACCATGGCGCGTAGTTTGGCGGAGTTTCCACCGGATTCTGTCCATAAGCGGGACACCAGTTTATTTACTGGAGCAGACAGGGATTCCTTTCCAAGATTCTTGAACAGAGGTTCAACTTGGTCGAGGATTTTGAAGTATTCACGGTGGAACATGCGAAGACGCACGGTAAATTCGATTGCCGTGTTGTAATCGGAGATGGAAGCGGGGATGGCGCTGATACTGGAGCCGAATCCGTCCCACAACGCGCGGAATGTCTTGGCGAGAGGGGATAAATTCTGGGTTGCGGCCATGACGGACGGAACCTGACCAGCGGAGCGTTCAATATTGCTCGCCATCTCTTTAGCCAAGCGTTTCTTTTCTGCTTTCCAGAAGGAGAGAGGGGTCATGCCGGGTCGGAAGTCACTGAAGAGCAGTCGTCCGGGTACTGAGTCGGAGAATTCGATTCCGCTACGAGCCATTTGAATCAATTCGATGGGCAACTCACCGCCCATCTCGGCAATCAGGTGCTTGTGCATACCATTGTAGAGCATGGCGACATCACCGAACGGATTCCCACCGTAAATGAAACTACGGCCAGCGGAATCAATCAAGTTCTGGATTGCCCAGCGCGGATTCAGGGAGAGGACGGACATCGCCCATAAAGAATAGACACGCGCGGCGGCATCTGCGGAGAATTCCATGAAGGAAGCGAGACCTGTATAGAATGTCTGCTTTCCGGGACTGAGTTTCCGACCGGCGTTTAGGATTTTCATGTCCCATGCTTCACCGAACGAGATTTTTCTGTTCAGTACGCCGTCAAATAGCTCCGACCAGAAGATTTGTCCGTTCTTATCGAGGGCATTCTTCTTGGCTACGGCTTCCAGACGCTCGACAACAGGCATGTCAGCGACCTGACCGCCAAGTAAGCGAAGTTTTTTGGTGATTTGACCGTACAGAGTATCCGTCATCATGCGGCTACTGCGTCCACTCGGGTCAACGTGCAAGCGGTAAGGGCGTTCAAACGTACTCTTGAACTCTTCCACGAACATATTCTGTGCAATGCCCGTCTGTGTAGGAGTAGACATCAGGTCAGCCGAGATTTGGGCGGCCATCTGTCCGAGTTCAGATTCAGTGTGAGGGGTAAACGGAAGGTTCATGCGTAGGGCATCGGCTTCCATCTGCTTGGACTGTTCGATTGCCATCTTCTTTGACAGGGAGGTGATGTCCTGTTCGGCATTTGCGAGCGCCTCTTCGTACTTGACCTTCCACATCTCGGGGGAGATGCCGCCTGAGCCTGCATCTGTCAGGTCACGCATGGCTCTGAACCGGTCAAAGGATATGTTTGCCATTCCTTTGATTTTTCCTGAGTCCTGCGCGGTCTTGTAGATAGCCCGAATCTCATCGTCTGACTTACCGACCGACTGATAGAGTAATCCAGCCATGTTGGTCAGGTCATCCGTGAATCCTTTCATGTTTCCCGGATACGCAACACGCATGGCATTCAACACATCGTTCATCAGGTTGGCACGTTTGGAGGCTTGGGTCGAAATCGTCTCCTGCATGAACCAGCCTATTCCCCATACCTTACGGATACCTTCCAAGAATCCATTCTTCAGAGACTTGGCGAACACTTCACGACCGAACTTGAATCCGGGCGCGATGCTGTCCAACATGTCAATCGGTTCTACAATGTTGAGAATGTCAAAGACCATCTCATATGCGAACTCGGTCGCCATGTTGTAGTACTGCTGTTTTATCTGACGGACTTCAAGCAGGGTAACAGGGCGTCCAAGTTGAATTTCTGTAAGAGCCAAGTTCTGACGGAAGATTTCCTCACGCCACGGTTCACGTACCCACGTAGCGGAGTTCATTGGATTGTGTCCTTCGAGTTTATAGCGGATGTCCTGCTCCGCCATCTTCAACTCGACCAGCCTGTCCTGCATATCCTTGAAGTCCTGCTCGGTAGCCGGGCGGAATTCGGCAGGTTTTATCATGGACGAGTAGACCTCGGCATAACTGGTTGGGAGCAGACGTAAATCCTTGACAATCTTATTGAACGAGGCTTCGTACTCGTCCATGTATCTCTCAATGATTCGGTCGTCCGTAGTGGCGCTTGCCAAGTTGCCGCGCAGGTCTGGGTCAGACATGATTTCTGCTTTGATTTCTGCGAACTTTTCGGGGGTCAGACGGTCAATGTCTGCACGTTCCCGTTTCAGGATTTGCATGACCCTTTCGTTGAGGATTGCGTTATGCTCTGCTTGGCGCTTTACGTCAGTAACCAGAGGGATTTGTGGGTCGCTTACTTTGACCATTCCAGTCGTCTGCAATTCTTCGAATTGGGTATATAACTGCGCTCCATCCCGAGACAGTTTTGTAAGAGATTCTTCAGCGGCGGCTCGGTCTGCGGGAGTATCGTAATAGTCCATACGGAGCAGACTCTTCGCACCTTCGAGAGCAATTTTTCCAATCGCCAAAAGGGAACCCGGCTTCTCCCAATCTGTCTTTGAACTTACATCAGAGACAAACTTCGACATGTGGTCATACCACTTGACGGCGGATTTGGCAGACAGTCCATAGGAAAACTTCAAAGCGGTCATCGCGTCGGACGCGCGCTTATCGTCATCCTTTGCCTTTTCGATTCGAGTGGAGAGATAGTTATATTTATCCTGCAATTCAGCGCGGCGCTCAGGTGAAAGGGGAACTTCACGCTCTGAGTAATACGGGCCGACAGTCTCCTTGTTCTGGAGTAACATCTCCTGCAAGCGTTGCTGTTCTGCGCGCAAATCAGAGACGTTATCGGTCGTTACTGGGATTTGTAATACCCACTTCCCGGTAGTCGAACTGACCCGAATCGGGAATTGAAGTTCCCAATTCTTACGCATGTACTCAAAACCGTACATAACCCCGTTCGCCATCATGTTCCATGTAGCAGGGAAGAAGGCGGGAGAGTCAATGTCCGCCACCTCTTCGACACCCCACGTACCGGTGTTGAATGGAGCGAATTTCTGAATGCCTATCGTCAAATCATAGACTGCAATGGCAGAGTTGATTTCCTCATCCGTCTTACCTGCCAACCGCCCTTCGTTGATGAGACGCATACGCTCTTCTTTGATGGCGGTCTGGGAGGTGTACGGAACAATCTGACCTTCCAAGTTATAGATGGATACAGGCCCAGTATCCCGCCCTGAAGACTCAGGGGTCGGATACATCTTCTCGGTCAGCGTTTGCTTGTTTTTTGCGATTATCTGGGCGGCAGGATTGTATCGCGTAGGAATTGTATCGCTTGCTCCATATAGCTTATCGTACTCTGCTTCGGTCAACGCTGGGCGGAAGCGTGAAGCAGATAGTTCATCGCGCTCTCCCTTGTCAACAATGGGAGGGCGGACGGCATTTCTCTGGGGTATGCTGAGACCGGCGGCAACTTGAACAGTTGCACCCGAGTTCAATACTCGGGCGGCTATGGCTTTGAACTTCTCTGTCTGCCAAAATGGTTTGGGGGGTTTGACATTTATCTTTGGAAGACCAGAAGAGGGGTTCGTCGGGAACTTCGTAGTCGGTAAACGCAGACCGGGAGGAAGATTGATGGTAGGGGGAAGATTCGGAGGAGCGGGAGGGCCGTACACCTTCGGTGGTTTGATGGGTGTCCGAGTCTTATACGTATCACTTGTCTGGGGCATGGGCTATTCCTCAATGATGGATTCTTTCTTGGGGCGTCCGGGCTGGGCGGCTTTCTTCAGCACGAAGACAATCTTGTTGGGGAGTGTCCATGTTGCGACAATATCATATCCCTTATGTTCGTTCAGCGTGGCTTCCATGGTCTGGAGTTGGTTCTCGATAAATGCAATTACTTTGTACATGTGTCCTCTAGGTAAACAGGCGTGCGTTGGGTGCGCCGGACGATGTTCGTCCATTATAGATTGTTGACTTCATCAGGGGGTTTCCACCTGACGATGGGTTCAGGAAGGCTCGTCCGAGTTCAACGTAACTGGAATCAACGCCTGTCGAAAGTTCTTCGAAATCCTTCTGCATCTGAGCATACGCGGCTCGGCTCATGCCGTTGCCTGTCGTACCGCCGTACTTATCCAAGAGTCCAATTGCCTTGGTAAGGAATGAATACCCCGGGCCGAGGTCTTCCACTGAACGTCCGCTGGCGGTTGCCATGGCTTCAAGGGTTGACTTGGCTTGGGCGGCTCGGTCTTTGGAAAAGAAATTGTTTCTTGAAGTCGAAGAGGCGTCCGTGTGCGGGATGGTCGCTGTCTTGTACGCTTCGAAGTCAGAGAAGTTCTCTCCAATCCATTTGGCGATTGACTGCTGTTCTCCAGAGGCGAGATACGGAATCAGGGAGTTGGCGGTCGAAGCCAAGATTGCATCCGAGCCTCCGCCGTTGTAGACCTGATTCTTCCACCATGCCGTAGACGGGGAAGTGACTCCCATCGTAACGAGCGACCCGGTGTTGTTGGCAGGAGCGTTGGCCGCCTGTACTGCGGAAGCGTAGTCCGCGTCCGCCGATTTGACATCGCCCTTGTAACGACGCCATTCATCCGCGTTGGCACGCAGAGTATCCTGACTGTGAAGATAAGTATCTTCGGTCGTATTCAAATACTGATTGTAGTCCGCGCTGGTCTTTACATTGGGATGTGCGGCCTTGATGCGTTGGAGCGCCTTCTCTCTCTGCCGTTCGAACAGCTTGTTAGGTTTGGGGGTTCTTGGCATTTTGCAATCTCCTGTATTCCATTGCCTTGATGTACTCAACGACATTACCCTCACCGTATTCAGCGGTCAGGGCTTTGAACACATCGTCATTCATCTTGGAGTATAGTTCCAAGTCCATATCATTTCCGGTCGCCTTGTCCATCTTGTCGAAGGCTTTGGAGGCGACATTTCCAATCTTGTCAAATCGCATGTTAGCCTCCCATCAGGGAAGGTTTCGCTGTTGCCATGCCAGCCTGCACTTCAGCGGGCGCTTGTCCGGGGGTTTCTCCCATCGCCTGAGGTACTGGCTGTCCAGTCGGGGACTGTAGTCCTGTCAACTGGGCAGGATTCGGGCCTTCGGCTGGACGTCCGGGTTCTCCTGTGATTCCACCGGGTTGCTGTTGCATGGACTGTAATGTCATGGCGGCTACTTCGTCACCGGCGTCTGCGCGTTTCTTCAGTTCTTTCATGACTGCGTACTGTACAGAGGCGGGATGCTGGGTAACCTTCTCCAAGAACATGCGCTCTTCCTCATCCTCAGGTTGTTCCTCACCGAGGTACTTCTCCAAGATGCGGTAATTGCTCATCATGCCCTTGACCTGTGAAGCCATGGCGACCTTACGTTGTTCCTCATTCGGGAAGGTCGGACGGATTTCCGCGCGTACCTGATACCCTTCGAGATTCTTGACATCCACATAGTCGAAGTAATCCAGACCGCGTTGATGTCCGTACACGCAGATGCTTGTACCGCTGGCGAAGTGTTCAAGCAGGGCGAGACTTTGCTTTGCCCACGCTGTAAAGAGCAGTTCAATGTGTTTGATGGGTTGTTCCAGACGGATGCGGTTCTGGTCGCCCATCTGAGCCATCGCGTAACCCGCCGCCTCTCCGCTACCCTGACCGAACATTACGTCAGAGAAACCGGATTGCTGAATGCGGGAGCGCAGGAAGTCCATGTGCATCTGAAGGTCGGGAGAGTTGCCCGGCCATGTTGGGAATTCGATGGACTCGTCCGGGGAAATCGAGATGGAGTTGTACAGGCCGGGGTCAATGTTTATCTTGCGTCCGGGCTGGGTCTTCATGACCAGCGGGAGGCCGGTGTACACATCAATCTGATATGCCCTGCGGTTGAAGGAGCGTTCCAAAAGCGTGACGGTGTCTTCCAGCGGGGAGAGAATGCTCTGCCACTTCGAAGGGGTATCGCCGGTCGGCTTGTAAAACTGCACCTTGTAGGGCAGGTCAGTGTATCCTTCCATGATTTCAGGCCCGCGCAGGGGAATGCTGTCGAACATGAGCGTATTGCGTACCGCCATGGACTTGACCGCTGTCTCGTCATTGACGCTGACCCAGTCCCAGACATCCCTGAATTCACCCAGAGCGGTCGCCTTCTCCGCTTCGGTCAGATGGGAATACTTGTCAATCTTGATACCGTACAGGATTTCAACATCCAACACGGACATGGTCTCTTTGCGTCCCATCAACAGCCAGCGCTTGGGGCCACCGGGCAGGGCGAAGAATTTGCTGGGGTCAATGACCTTTACACATAGGGGTACTTCTGTAAACACCCACTGGGTAGTTACACCTTCGGGCGTAACCTTCTCCACCAGTTTGCGGGAGCGTTCTGCGATTTCAGGGTCGAAGACAGAATACAGGATACCGCCCCCATCACGCACGAAATTCTGGAATAGTTCGAATCTCTGGTAGCGTTCCTCACGTTCATCGTTGGCGGAGAGGATACCTTCCAAAAGTTTCTCAATCATGCCAGTGTCGCTCTGCTCTGTCATGGACGGAGTAAAGCCAAAGGCGTGCCAGCGGAGTTGGTTGGCAAGCATGATACCAACAGCCAAGTCAACGGTGTTAGTAAAGGTCGGGTCGGAGTACTGGATTTCCCGCTTGCCAGCCTGCTTTGCGTAGTGCGCCATGTTGTACAGTTTCTGCCAGCGGTCTACGTTGGTGTGCCAGTCCTTCATGTAGGTGATGGCGCGGTCTGTTTTATTTAGTACGTCAATGTATTGTTCATTAATTGCCATGGGGTTCCTCAATCTCTAAGTTGCGGTGGAATGTACGGCATTGCGTCTTTCGGGCCGTAGGCTGTCATATCGGAAAAAGGAGAATTCAACATCACTGGAATACTGATGTCAACTCCTCCGTTGGTTACTGCCTCATAACACGCCATCGCCAGTGCAATCGCCCCGTCAATGTGATGTCGCTTGTTTACTTTGTTCTTCACGATTCGAAATCCTCTTGCTGTAGTCTCTGCTACGGCCATTTGAATGTGTCGTCTTAGGTCATCCAGAGGATACATTTCCAAGTTCCTGTTCTTGAACAGGTCGAACAATAACTGGGAAGCGGATGTCATCGAGTTGACCGTCTGTTCGAACGGCTTTACGGGAAGTCCGATGTTCTTCAATCGGTACATCATCTGCATCAAATGGGTCGGGTCGTACACGATTGATGCGACTGTAAACTTATTATACAACTCTAACAATCTTTTTTCCACGTTGTCTAAATCAATTTGGTCGCCTACATTGGGCGTCCAGATGGTGTGCGTGACCAGACCGACCTTGGCTCGTTTGGAGTCATAGCCGACCACGACCATGGCTGTACAGTCCTGTTTGATACCTGCGTCAATCGCAATGGTGACAGGCCAGTATCGGAAGGGGTGGTCTACCCATATCTCGGCGTTCGCCTCGAACGCTTTGCTGGCGTAGTCCACCCATTCCACCGGCAGGAAACTCTCCTGACTCGTCACCCACTGGTTCATATGCAGACGCAGAAAGGCGGACGGGCGTTCGGATGCCATCTGTTCTTCGTAGTACTGGGGGGTCTGCCACGGCATGATGGGGTCATGGTTCCAGTAGGTAAAGAGTTTACCGTTCTCCCAGCAGGGCAGGTCTTCCATTCCGGGAATCTTCTTTCCGCGTCCCTGTTCGTTCTCGTCCGTGCCGACACCGCGCAGGTACATTTCCCAGAGCAGGTCTGATTCGTTCTCGAATCCAGCGTAAGTTGAGATAAAGCGCAGGGAGTTGGTCACGGTCGGGATGGGAACCATTTCATCCCACACGCGCCTGTCAAGTTCAGAGGTACTACCCCAGAGTTCATCCCACAGGGTCAGGCTGTGTCTTGAACCTGCTACTGATTTATAGGACTGACCCAGCGCCTGAATGAACGTACCGTTGGCGAAGTCAATCCTGTACTGTGTAATCTTGCAGTAATTGGCATTCTGATGCTGGTCGGAGTAGACCCCCTCCAACATGCGCTGTTCGAAATGGTACTTGATGTCACGCATCAAACGTCCTTCACCCGCTTCGAGCGTATTGGCGATGACGTAGATTTCCGTACCGTCCTGCGCCTCCTCTGCGTACCAGCACCCAACGGCTGAACCCAGCGCGGTCTTGCCTGATTTCTTGATGGACGAATATAGGACGGTCTCGTACTTCAGATTTCCTTCCTCATCCTGAGCAAGCGCCTCTTCCAGTACCCGCCTCTGGTCTGCGAAGAGGTGCATCTTGCCCATGCCCTTCATTTTCTTTTTCTTCTCATCCCACGTATCGCGTACCCAGAAGGACTTGGTGTCCATCCACTCGATAAAACTACGCATTAAATTTCTCCAGATACTGAATTGCTGATTTCAGTGTCGCGATATTTTCATAGGCATATCCAATCATAGAATTACATTTACCGCATAATAACGCTCTTACCTTTCCAGTAGAATGATTATGGTCAATAAATAAACGCTTACCAGTATCATTGAACTTACCACATATAGCGCATTTGCATCCTTGATTAGATTCCATTTCTTCATAGTCTTCCAACGAAATACCGTAATAATACTTCATTTGACTGCTTCTACGTGACCTGCTACCTTTATCTGGGCGTGATTTATCATGCCTCTTATAATATTCCGCTAACTCTTCTGCGTGTTCTTTACGGTATCTAGCTTGGCATTCTTTATTCTTTTGCTTATCTTTATACGGCATGTTATTCAAACTCCACTATGTTATACTTATGAAAACCAAGGAGGCACGATGAAACAATATCAAGTACCAAACGTAAGCAAGCACCTTAGCAAGACCATTGAACAAACCCTGTCCGCCCTGCTGAACAATGAAGCGGTTGTCCGCATCACATCAGGGGAACTGTCGCAGGGCGAGCGCAATGAAGACGGGTCGGAGACATGGACGATGAGAATCTCTATCCACCTTCAACCACGGACTGAGGCTCTAAAGATTTCCGAAGAGTCCTCGTAA